GAGCCTGTGGTCGCAGGCGTCTATCCCCACAAGATGGAGGAACTGTCCTTCCCGTGCTCGCTTGAAGCGGACGGCGATCATCTGGTGGAAGAGAATGGCCTCTTCCGAGCTGTGCTTGCTCCGACCGGCTTCATGCGGATCAAGCGCGAGGTGCTGGAGCGGCTGTATGATGCATCGCCGCCATACAGGGAGACGGAAGCTGATGGCGTTACGTACGAGCGCCGGGCGATATTTAACAGTGGCCCGGCGGCTGACGGCAATTGGTGGGGAGAGGACTACGCCTTTTGTAATGCGTGCCGCGCAGCCGACATCCCAGTATGGATTGACCCCGACATACCATTTTACCACCGTGGGACCAAAAAGTGGGGTGCCAGGATGAGCGATTCGATCTTGGTGTTTAAGGAGAAGGCTGCGGCACGAGCAGCGGCCGAACAGGCAAGGAGTGCCGCATGACCGAATATTCCGACTACCCCATGACTCTCGCCCACCCTAATTTCCAGCCGTCGAAGTCCATCCCCATTCCCGGCACCGAGATTTACAACGGCAATGGCGAGGTGATCCGGCGCGACTACCGTGGGACGCCGCTCCTGATGCCGCCGGTCACCGTGAAGAACGAGGCGGAGGAGGAATATTACAGGGCGCAGGGCTATGAGCGCGCCGGCAAGGTCGACCCCGCTGCATGGGTTCGCGCCCACTCCGATGCGCCGCCCGACGAGTACAAGCCGGTCAAGTACCCGCTGTGGCGGGGCGATCAACTGATCCGGTCGGCAGCGGAAGATCCCGAGGCTGATCCGGCTGATTTGGAGGCGCCGGCATCGCACCTCCCGAACGCTATCGACGCGCCCGTGCCCATTCCTGCGGCCACAGAAATCGAAAACCTCCAGAATCAGATGTCGGCCATGAACGCCGCCATGTCCGAGATGATGGAGATGCTTCGGGCAGAGAAGGCGGAGAACGCTCGTCTGAAGGCGGCGCAGGGGGCTCCAAATCCGCTCCCTGAAGCCGATCTCGACGATGAGGTGACCGCCGCTGCCCCGAAGGTCTCCGCTGTCGTTGAGCCCCGTCAAAAGCGGGCCTATCGCAAGCGTGAGACCGCATGATGAAAAAGCACACTCCGCCCCATGCGAAACCGCCAGCCCACAGGACCGGCGTCATGACTAAGGTGGCCAAACCACCGAAGCCCAAAGCGACGAAGTGAGATGGCAGAGACCACGGCTTTAAATCTGGTTGTCCGCGCGCTCCAGGAGATCGGCATCTACGGGGCGAGCGAACCCGTGGCCTCGCAGGACGCCGATCTCGCGCTGGACGTGCTCAACGACATGATGGACGTGTGGTCGAATGAGCCGCAGGCCTGTTATACGACACTGGAGCAATCCGCCGTACTTGTTCCGGGTCAGGCGACGTACCTTATCGGTATCGGCGCTCCAGACTTCAATATGACTCGCCCCCTGAATATCATCGAAGGGCCGGGATCGGCATATACCACCGACGCCAACGGCAACACCTACAATATGGAGGTGGTGCAGCGCGACAAATGGAACATGTACTCGAACAGATCGAGTCTGATTAACTCGAATTTCCCAAGCGTGATGTTCTACGAGCCGACGTTTCCATACGGCACAATTCACATTCTGCCTTATCCGAACATCGCATACACGATGTATTGGGATAGCTACCTACAACTTCAGGAATTCCCGACCCTGACGACGGCGATTTCCCTGCCGCCGGGGTATAATGCTGCGATCCGGCACAATCTAGCCGTCGAGTTGTGGCCGTTCTTCGGTTCAGGGGAGCTGAATAAGACGATTATCTTCATGGCCTCAAGGTCTCTTGGAAGCGTCAAGCGGACGAATGGACGTCCTGCCGTTGCTATTTACGATCCGGAAATCGTTTCTAGGGCGAAGGTATCGTATAATCCATACTCAGATAGCCCTGGAAACGTCGTTCGGTGAGGTCAACAACCTTCCTCGGACAGGCATATCAGGCGCGTTCCAAGAATCTCGCCGACCAGCTTCTTATCAACCTCTTTTTCAACGCATCCGAGAGTGTCGGGGCGAAGGATGCCGGTGCGCTGTACGGCACACCCGGCCTCGATCTCCAGCAAACCCTTCCGACATCACCTGTGCGTGGTGTTTATCGGTTCAACGACACGCTTTATGCGGTGGCCGGTGCAGTAGCCTATAGCCTGGATATTAACTTCAATGTGACGGTTCTTGGCCAACTCGTCACCGCATCTGGCCCAATAAGCTGGATAGACAATGGCACTCAAGTCGCATTCTTTGACGGTGTGGCGGGATACCTGACGCCAGGGGGATATCCTCTTATACAGGCGACAATCAGTTCTCCAGGAGAGAATTATAGCGTAGATGACACAGTTACATTGGTGGATTCGAACGGTCCATCCCCCGCCACGGCGCAAGTCACAATAACAGCAGTGTCACCAAGCGGCGGAGCGACGGCGATTCTCGTCACCATACCCGGCGCGTTTCTTATAACCACCCCATCTCTTAGTCAGGCATCGACATCTGGGGCTGGTGGCGGACTGACCCTGACCGCGCCCGTACTTGGTGCGTTCGGAGGATTGATACAGCTAATCCTGCCCTTCCCCAATCCAACCATTGCCAACTATCAGGACGGATTCGGTGTCTGCAACCAAGCCGGGTCTGTTTTCGTATGGCAATCCGCCCTCAACGACCTGTCGATCTGGCCGCCGCTGAATTTCTCCGACGTGCAGGCCAAACCAACTAACCTGATGGCGATTGGCTTCCTTCATCGTCAGCTCGTCATGTTGCAGGAGAACACTGCCGAAGTCTGGATTAACCAAGGCTCGAATGGCTTCGTATTTGGTGAGGAACAGGGCGTTCACATGGAGGTGGGATGCGTCGCGCCTTACTCGGTTGCGCAGGCCGGAGAGAGCCTTGTGTGGCTGGGTCAGACACTTGAGGGGCGCAATGCGGTGTACCAGATGGCCGGATATGAGGCCGTAGAGATTTCAACCGATGCAATTGCCTATGCCATCGCGAAATATTCGACCATATCGGACGCGATCGGGTACAGCTTTCGGATGGAGAGGAATGTCTTCTACGTCCTGACGTTCCCAACTGCCAATGACACATGGGTGTGTAACGTATCGAGCAAGGAGAAGGTGTGGCATCAATGGCTGTATTTCTCCAATGGATCGTATAGCAGACACCTTTCTAACTGCGCTACGTTTTTCAACGGACAAACAATAGTTGGCGACTACCAAAGCGGAAATATTTACGCTGTCGATTTGGATACCTATACGGATAATGGTCAACCCATCCGCCGAACCCGCTCGTGGCGGGCGCTCGGCAAGTCGGTCGAGACCCCATTGATGTTCAAGTACCTGTGGGTCGATATGCAGTCTGGCGTTGGGGTGGGGGCCGGAACCAATCCGCAGATGATGATGGATTGGTCGGATGACGGCGGGCACTCCTGGAGCCCAGAGCGATTTGGGGGGGCCGGCCAGACAGGCGAGTATGGTACACGCGTCATGTGGCGTCGGCTCGGTTCCACGGGCCGGGGAACAGGTGAAGATCGGATCTGGCGGGTATCGACCGATGATCAATTTGCTGTGGCGATGATCGGCGCCTATCAGGGATGAGCCTGCCTCCGCAGCCGTTCCCGAACATCGATCTCGCGTTTACCGAGAGGCGATATAACAAAGATCCGGTCTACATCACCCAGCCGTGGTTCAATCTGCTACGTGCGCTGTGGCTGCGATCCGGCGGATCGGTTGGGCCAACGCCGCAGGGGCCGCTTGGATTCATCGGCCTGACCGGCTTTGGAGACGATGCGGGCGGCGATGAGGGGCTAGTCATTCCGGGGCCGCCTGGACCGCCGGGCGGGGCTGGACCTCCAGGCGTTGGGCTGCCGGGGCCGCCGGGGTGGGATGGGGCTGAGGGGCCGGAAGGAATGCCGATCCCTGGTCCGGCTGGTGCGGCGGGCGGAGTTGGCCCCGCTGGTCCGACCGGCCCGATGGGAGTTCCTGGATTTGACGGTGAAGAAGGCCCCGAGGGTTTCCATATCCCCGGCAATCAGGGGATAGCGGGAC